TATGACTCCAGCAGAAAGACGTTCTGCTGCAAGAAGAAAAAAGGCAGCAGATCCTGGACAACAACAAAAAACAGGTGCTGCAAAACCAACATATGTTTCCACAGATTCCCCAAGAAAAAAAATGAACGAAGAAACTGATAAAAAAGGAAAAAGTAGTGGTAAAAAAGATGCCTGTTATCATAAAGTAAAAGCAAGATATGATGTTTGGCCAAGTGCATATGCCTCAGGTGCTCTCGTAAAATGCCGTAAAAAAGGTGCTGCTAATTGGGGAACAAAATCGGAGGCAATGGAAGAAAAAAGATATTGTCCTTTGTGCGATAAAAGAGAGGCAAGATCTGAATGTTCTTACGGCGAAAAAGCATGGGATAAATTTTCTGTAAGAGATGAAGAGTATTCAATGGCCAGATCTGAATTGCAGACTATTCATGATGCGCTAAAAAGACTTGAAATGAAGGTTGGTAAAGGTGAAGGAAATTTAGAGGCATGGGTTCAGTCAAAAATTACCAAAGCTGCAGATTATATTGATACTGCTGCAGATTATGTCAACAGTGGTGAAATGGAAGAAGCATGTTGGACTGGTTATAAGCAAGTTGGAATGAAAAAGAAAGGAAAGAAAATGGTTCCTAACTGTGTCCCAGCAAATGAAGAAGTTGGGATTGAAGAAGCAGTAAGACTTCCTGCAACTAACGGAAATATCATCTCAGTGGTATTTTCGTGGAGGGGGAAGACTTATATGAATAAGATGTTCTTCCCTCAACTGAATATGCCATCAAGAAGAGATGTTACTGATCAGATTCAAAAGGTATATCCTGGAGCAATGGTTCTCCAATACAACATTGCTGGACTTGAGCCAGGACAACCTTTGATTCAGGTATATGATCCAAAAAGATCTAAAAATTATCTTTTAAATAATGAAACTATTGGCGAAGAAAATATTGAAGAAGTTGCTGCATGGCAACGTAAAGAAGGTAAGAACAAAAGCGGTGGTTTGAATGAGAAAGGACGCAAGTCTTATGAGCGTGAAAATCCTGGAAGTGATCTGAAGGCACCTTCAAAGAAAGTTGGTAATCCACGTAGAAAGAGTTTTTGTGCTCGGATGTCTGGAATGAAAAAGAAACTGACTTCAGCAAAAACTGCTAACGATCCAAATAGTAGAATTAATAAATCACTTAGAGCTTGGAACTGTTGATATAAAAATAATTTATTATGGCAAATGATGTTTATTTGGGAAATCCACTACTCAAGAAGGCTAACACCCCGATTGAGTTTACACAAGAACAAATTGTTGAATTTGTAAAGTGTAAAGAAGATCCCGTATATTTTGCAAAAAATTATATTAAAATTGTAACCCTTGATAAAGGTTTGCAACCATTTGAGCTTTATCCATTTCAAGAAAAATTAGTTAATAATTTTCATAAACACAGATTTAATATCTGTAAGATGCCTCGACAGACTGGTAAATCCACTACTGTCGTATCGTTTTTGCTTCATTATGCAATCTTTAATGATAACGTAAATATTGGCATTCTTGCTAACAAAGCAGCAACTGCAAGAGAACTTTTAGATCGTCTTCAAACTGCTTATGAAAATCTTCCCAAGTGGATGCAGCAAGGGGTATTAATTTGGAACCGAGGATCTCTTGAACTTGAGAATGGTTCAAAGATTCTTGCAGCATCTACATCAGCATCAGCCGTTCGAGGAATGTCATTCAACATTCTGTTCTTGGATGAATTTGCGTTCGTTCCAAATCATATTGCAGATTCATTCTTTGCATCGGTTTATCCTACAATTACTTCTGGTAAATCAACCAAAGTTATTATTGTTTCTACGCCACATGGTATGAATCACTTTTACCGCATGTGGCACGATGCGGAGCGTGGTAAAAATGAATATGTATTTACAGATGTTCATTGGAGTGAAGTTCCTGGAAGAGATGATAAATGGAAAAAACAAACAATTGCAAACACTTCTGAGCAGCAATTTAAAGTCGAGTTTGAATGTGAATTCTTAGGATCTGTTGATACATTGATTGCAGCATCTAAGTTGAGGAACCTCGTATACGATCATCCTAAGGCACGTAGCGCGGGTTTAGACGTATATGTTGATCCTATAGAGGAACACGACTATCTTATCACTGTAGACGTAGCCAGAGGGGTTGGAAACGATTACTCAGCATTTACTGTGGTTGATATTACTCAGTTTCCACATAAAGTAGTTGCAAAGTATCGAAACAACGAAATTAAACCAATGCTTTTTCCAAGCATCATTGTAGATGTTGCAAAAAATTATAATGGTGCTTTTATTCTTTGTGAAGTCAATGATGTTGGAGATCAAGTAGCATCAATTATTCATTATGATCTTGAATACAATAACTTACTCATGTGCTCAATGCGTGGACGTGCTGGACAAATCGTTGGACAAGGATTTTCTGGAAAGAAAACTCAACTTGGAGTAAAGATGTCCAAGGCAGTTAAGAAGGTTGGTTGCTTGAATCTCAAGACAATGATTGAAGAGGATAAGTTATACTTTAATGATTATGATATTATGAGTGAACTTACAACATTCATTCAGAAAAATAACTCCTTTGAGGCTGAAGAGGGTTGTAATGATGACTTAGCAATGTGTCTTGTCATTTATGCATGGTTAGTTGCACAAGATTACTTTAAGGAACTTACCGATCAAGATGTAAGAAAAAGATTATATGAAGAACAGAAGAATCAAATCGAACAAGATATGTCACCTTTTGGATTTATTGTGGATGGATCTGAAGAATCAAGCTTTGTAGATGTGGATGGTGATCGTTGGCATCTTGATGAATATGGCGATCGAGCATACATGTGGGAGTACATGTAATGGATATAGATGGCCAAATTAAACTTGGACATTTATTTTTTATTGAAAGACGTTGTAGAAGTTGTGGAGTTGATAAAGTTCTGTTAGAGGATTTTTATAGAATACGAAGAGGTGTGTCTGCTTCTTCTTATTCATATGAATGCAAAGAATGCACAAAAGAAAGAATTATTCAAAATAGAAAAAATAAAGGCGACAACAATACGTGGGCATATCCTGACTGGTAATTTGTTCATGCGTCGTTTCCCCAATGAAAAGTATCTTTTTAATAAATATTTTTTAGATAAACTGAAAGTATCAGGAGAAAAACATGGCGACTCCTCAATTATCTCCAGGTGTTCTTACCAGAGAGGTTGATTTAACTGTAGGGAGAGCTGATAATGTATTAGATAACATTGGAGCAATTGCTGCACCTTTTGCAATTGGCCCAGTTAATGATCCAATTGATATCACTACGGAAAACGAATTAATTAACGTATTCGGTAAGCCATTATCCACCGATGGACAGTATGAGTATTGGATGACTGCTTCATCCTTCCTCAGTTATGGTGGTGTAATGAAGGTTGTTCGAGTTGATGGTACAACTCTGAATAACGCAAATGCTGGCGTTGGATTTGCATATACCACAAGTCTTAAAATTAAAAACTTTGATGATTATACTCAAAATTATGCTGATGATATTGCAGATTATGTCTTTGCAGCAAAGAATCCAGGTTCTTGGGCAAACAACTTAAAAGTTTGCTTAATTGACAACAAGGCAGATCAAATCATTGGTATCACCACAACCAATCCAGGAACTGCTGGTGCAGTTGTTGGTTATGGAGTAACTCTTACCTTGTCTAGTGTTACGATTCCAGGAAACGGTGGAACCTCTACATTTACTGGATACTTGAAAGGTATCATTACTGGAGTTACAACAGACGCAACAAACTCAAACAGCACAGTCGATGTTAAGATTGTTTCTAGGGTTTCTGCTGCTGGTTCTGAAACTGCAATTGATTACAAGCAAGGAGATAGCAATTCTTCTTTCTCGGTTGCAGATACAGTTAGTTTCATCACAAACGCATCAAACCTTGCTGGAACTGCCAGTATAGCAACAGCAGTTGACTGGTACGATCAACAACAACTCGGGTTAACCAATTCCACAGTTTACTGGAAATCAATTGCACCAAAACCAGGTACAAGTGGTTATGTTTCTGAAAGACAAGGAAGAAACGATGAAGTTCACATTGCAATC